CCACACGAGGGACTGCGGTCCATAAACTAGCAGAAGATTATATCGACAATGTTGAAGGATGGTCCAAAGGCGCTATGCCTGCAAACATTGCTTCGTTTAACGATCTTAAAACAATTTTGGACAAACGTTTAGATAATGTTTGGTTCCAAGAAGAATTTCTATATAGTGATCGCCTTAAGTGTGCGGGACAAGTAGATTGTATTGCAGAGTTTGATGGTCAACTATCTATCGTTGATTTTAAAACCTCTCGCAAACCAAAAAAGGAAGAATGGATTACAAGTTATTTTATCCAAGCATCTTTCTATGCCGCAGCGTTTTATGAACGTACCGGCATACCAATTAAACAAGGCGTGATTCTGATTACCGTGGATGGTTCAGAGCCTCAAGTTTTTAAAGTAAACACGTATGATTATTTAGAACACTTCTTAAAGGTACGTAAAGAATATAAAAAGCAAAAAGGAATTTAATATGATTGATAGAAATAAAATGATTGAAGCAATGCGTTCACATGCGCAAGGTCACATTGATAAACATAAAATGAATGTTGAAGTATATCTTGCAAACCCTGCAGGTATTGGTGAACATCCTGACGTGTTTGAAGCAATGGAAGGTGAGATGCTTGAGATGGCGAAATACCACGATGTATTGGATATGATTTCAATTCACTTTAAAGAACCACAGGAGCCACGTGTAGTTTAACTATTGACATTTACTACAAAGTGTGATATATTGATTCTAAATTAAAGGAGAATCATTATGGTTGAAGTAGCACACGATATTAAAATTATTGAAAATGCGTTAATTGCATTTAATGAAGGGGCAGCTGATGAAAAATTTGCTGCCCTTTGGAGTTTGGAAAAACTCTTAATAGAGAAAAAGGATATGTTGTCAGAATTTGAATTACTTGAAGCTTCTTGGAAATAATTTGAAATTAAATCAAATTAACTATTGACATTTGATGTCGAATCGGTTATATTAGAATCAACAAATAAGGAAACTATATTATGACAAAATTTGACAAAACAAAATTCAGCTACCACGGTGGATACTTAACATACCAAGGTGACTATGAAGGTCGACCAGTATGGGAAGCAGAACCACGTATCCATCCTTCAAACGTTGGTAAAGGTAAAGACCTTTTTATCGCTCGGTTCAAACATAAAGGACCAATTACAAAAGCTAAGTTTCTTAAAGAACTTATTGCTAATCACACAGTTGAAGATTATGCAAATGCTTACATGTTTGGAATGACTCCTCACGCGATCCTTGCTAACAAAAATCCTGAATGGCATGACAAACTAATGGGTGAGTCAATTGCTAAAATGAAAAAACTAATGGGAAGGTGATATGAATATATTTGTATTATCAGAAGAGCCGCGCGAAGCGGCTCAGATGATGTGTGACAAACATTGCTCAAAAATGATCGTTGAAGCAGGTCAAATGCTATCAACCGCGCATCGTATGCTTGACGGTTATATGGAAAAACGCTTATCCAAATCAGGTAAACGTATGGTAAAATACTATGTCCATAACAGTGGTAATATGGAAGAAATTTTATACAAAGCTGTTCATCATGCTCACCCTTGCACAGTATGGACAATGGCATCCAAAGCTAATTACATATGGCATTACGAACATCTTCTAGGCTTATCAGATGAATTTCAGTTACGATACAAGAAGAGCCATATGACTATAAATAAGCTAAAGGATATTCTTTCCACGCCGCCTACAAACATTCCTGACATAGGTCTCACTGAGTTTCCTCAGGCTATGAACCATTATCCAGAATGTAAAGTTGAAGGCGATCCGGTACAAGCATATCGTAATTATTACCATGCAGCCAAAGAGTTTGCTGTATGGCAAAAAGGTAGAGTAGAACCATATTGGTGGGAAGGGTTTAAAGGGTATCCACTTGAAGTACATAATCATTGATCCAAACGAAGGCGTATTTTTAGGAACTCGTGAACATATGCAACACGAGGGAATTGGTATGCTTTTCTCTGCTCATAACTTTTTAGAATTAACTCAGGCGGTTTCGTGGAAGAAACGTAAAGATGCCTTTGAGTACATGCACAAATATATTAGACCACATTTAAAACATTCTTTTGTGGCTGAAATTGAATCTTATTCTGATACAGATTATGTTTCAATATACGATATATGCAAATCTGGTTATGGAGACCATGGTACAGAAATGATTGACTCATTACCAATGCCAAATAATACCGTACATTAATTTGAAATTAAATCAAATTAACTATTGACATTACATCATTTATATGTTATATTAGAATCAATAACAAAACTAAATTAGCTATAATATAAAGGAATACAATATGGCACATGAATTGGAAATGGTTAACGGACAAGCTCAAATGGCATACCGTGAAAGTAAAGGTCTACCTTGGCACGGTCTTGGTACACCGGTATCAGATGATATGACACCACAAGAAATGATGAAAGCAGCAGGACTTGATTGGTCGGTTGAAGAAGTAGAATGTTTTGCACCATGGAAAGGTGAAAATATTGCTACAGGAACGAAAACACTTATTCGTTCAACTGATGGAAAAGTATTAACAAATGTAGGTAAAAATTGGAACCCAGTTCAAAATGCCGACGCTTTTGACTTCTTTACTGAATTCGTATCAAATGGCGATATGCAAATGGATACCGCAGGTTCTCTTAAAGATGGGCGTTTGGTATGGGCATTAGCCGATGTACGAGATGGATTTGAATTATTTGGCGGAGACGAAGTAAAGGGTTATTTACTATTCTCTAATCCACATGTGTACGGTAAATCAATCGACATTAAGTTCGTTATGGAACGCGTTGTATGTAACAATACATTAGCCGTAGCTTTGAACGAAAAAAATCAGCCATCAGTACGTGTAAGTCACCGTTCGGTATTCAACCCAGATAGTGTAAAAGAAATCCTTGGTATTGGTCACAATAAAATTGACGAATTCAAAAAAGCCGCGGAGTTCCTTGGTTCAAAACGTTACACTGATGAAAAACTTACAGAGTTTTTTGGCGTTGTATTTGGAAAATCAACAAAAGAAAAAGAAACTTTGGCTCGTAATGCTAAAGAAGCAATGTCTTTAGTTGAAAACCAACCAGGATATGAATATGCGCCTGGAACTTGGTGGAATGCTTATAATGCTGTTACATATATGACTGACCATAACTTAGGTCGTTCAGCTGACTCTCGTATGGCATCAGCATGGTTTGGTGGAAACGCAAAACGTAAGGTCGATGCATTGACTACTGCGTTAGATATGGCTGATGCTTAAACCAAAACAAATTATCGCATGGGGATTAGCCTTAGGGCTATTCCTCATTATATTAGATCCTTTAATAATTATTCGTGGAATATAACAAATGAACTACACAATACTTTACATTGCCTTTCACCTTGCCGGAATAGGTGGTTACCAATATACCGGCGACAGTTATTATTTAATCCTTAGCGCAATGCCTATACTTTATGGGTTGTTTCAATATGTTAAAGTAAGCGTTTTAGTTCTTAGTCCTGCATGGGATGTTGAATTATCATACGCTGACCATGTTCCTGTTAATTGGAAATTTCTACATAACGCAGTTATGGCACTATCAACATACTTAATATGGCAAGCTGGTTATCAGTTTTTTGCCGGCATTGTTTCTTTATATATATTTGTAGTGGTTAGCTCATTATTAGTTACAGAGTCTAACATTAATCTCGGAGACAAGGAATAATAAATGAAGATTTTAATATTTGGCTTGCCAGGTTCTGGTAAAACTTGGCTTGCTGAACGATTACAAAAAAGACTAGAATGCGCTTGGTTCAATGCAGACGAAATACGCCGAATGGCTAATGACTGGGAGTTTTCAGAAGCTGCTAGGTATCGCCAAGCGCATCGAATGGCGTCTATTGCCAACAATGAAAAGTATCACGATCGTACAGTTATATGCGATTTTGTTTGTCCGACTGAAGTTACGAGGGCAATCTATGATGCTGACTATACAGTTTGGATGGATACTATTTCCCGAGGTAGATTTGAAGATACAAACGATATGTTTGAAACGCCTGACAAAGTAGACTACCATGTAGAAAAATGGTTTGATAACACAGATGAAGCTTTAGCTGATGCTATTGAAAGACATATAAGGATTAACAATGTTTGATTATAAAAAGCCAACAGTACAGATGTTGGGAAGATGGCAGCCATGGCATGATGGACATACAGAGCTATTTAAACGAGCTCACTCTGTTACAGGTCAAGTTGTCATTATGATACGTGATGTATTTAACTTTGACGGTGATGCTGGTGCTGGTCGTACTGTAGCACAAGACGATAACCCTTTTGGTATTATTGACGTGATTGCTAATATTGAAAAAGGATTAGCCCCACATGGTTTTTACAATGGAAACCAATATCTTATACTAGAGGTTCCTAATATTGTCGATATTAGTTATGGCCGTGGTGTTGGATATACATTCACTGAACATGATTTAGGTAAAGATGTACATGATATATCTGCAACTAAGATACGTAAACAAATGCGAGAAGATGGAAAACTCTAGTTGACATTTTTGATATAATGGTATATATTGATTCTAACAACGAAGGATTATATAATGGAAATAGTTAATACAACAGAAGAACTTTATAAACGTGACTCTAAAGGAAAGATTAGATTTTATCGTGGCGAAGTTGGCCAAGAAAATGGTAAGTATTATAAACGTGCCGTAACAGGTCTAAATGATGGAAAACTTGTAGAGTCAGGTTGGCGAGAAGTTGAACAAAAGAATATCGGCAAAGTAAACGAAACATCGTTACATGAACAAGCATTGGCTGAAATAACAGCAGATGCTAAAAAGAAATCAGATCGTGGTTATTTTAACGATATTAATAAAGTTGATACTTACGATAAAATCAAACCAATGCTTGCTTCTAAACATGAAGATGCTAAATATGATTTTGAAAATAAAACATATTACACGCAGCCAAAGCTAGATGGTATTCGTTGTATTGCAAAATCTGATGGATTATGGACCAGAGCAGGTAAAGAGCTTATAAGTGTACCTCATATTAATGACGAATTAAAAACATTCTTTGAAAAGTTTCCTGACGCTATTTTGGATGGTGAGTTATATAACCACGAATTACGTGAAAACTTTAATAAGATTACTTCTTTAGTTCGTAAAACAAAACCAGAACCTTGGGATATAAAAGACTCAGCAAGATTAGTAGAGTATCATGTATATGATGTTATTAGTCATACTGGTGTATTTTCTGAACGTATGGATTGGATTACTGAACAAGCTGAAGGTATTCCTAAGTTTACCAATTCAGTTATACTCGTTGAAACTCAACAAATTTACAATCAAAATATGATGGACGATATTTATGGCGCATACCTTGAAGATGGATTTGAGGGCCAAATGATACGAATTGATGATGTATACCAAATGAATAAACGTTCTAAATTCTTAATTAAGCGAAAAGAATTCCTTACTGACGAATATGATGTAATTAAAATTGAGGAAGGAAAAGGTAATTGGTCTGGTCATATCAAAAGATTTGTTATGCAAACAGAAAATGGACAAGAATTTGGTGCAGGGGTTCGTGGTACTCAAAAGGTATTAAAGGATCTATTTGAAAATGGACCAAATCCAGATTGGTGTACATTGAGATATTTTTCACCAACACCTGACGGCATTCCACGTTTCCCAGTTGTTATTGACTGGGGAGTAGGTAAAAGAGAAGACTAATGGATTTAAAATTTACAACAGCAGGAGACTATATGATGAGTGACACAGCAAGTGTAACAGCGGACGAATTACGTGCGTTTATTGAAAGAATTGAAACCTTGGAAGAGGAAAAGACAGGGGTTTCTGACCAAATAAAAGATGTAATGTCTGAAGCAAAAGGCCGAGGGTATGAAGCAAAAATCATTCGCAAAATTGTATCAATTCGTAAACGTAACCGTGACGATGTTGACAATGAAAACGCTATGACTGAATTATACATGGATGCGTTAGGAATGTAATGCGGCCTCAATACGAAATAACTGTACCTTATTATCAACAGCAAGAATCAAATGAGCCACAACTCAATTCAGCTGAAGATGGGCATCGTTATGCGATGTTTGTTAAGGGTAACGACCATTTAATCGACGGACGAACTTATTGTTTCCAAGACGAAGATGGTAATTACGTCAGTACTTTCGTAAGCCAATATTCTGATATTATTGAACAGAACCTAGAACCGCGTGTAAAGGAGGGTGTACTTGCTTTACACGCAAAAGGTTATTTAACTTTTACCAGTTGCCAAGGGCATGACGACTCAAAGCACAGGTATATTGGAGTAGTGTTTAATAATAAAGAACAAAAGAAAGAATTTATTGAATCAGTGGATAAACTTAATTGTGGTATCCATTGGTACGATAATTCAATAAACAGTGTTGAAAGACCGTGCCATGAAATACCTTGGTGGTCAGAAGGTGGTATAACGTTACACATTGTTTATGACGACCAAAAATATAACGAAGCACCACAACAAAGACGTAGAAATAAACCATATACTGATTCAGAACTCACTAAATTTTGGAATATACAAACCAATCGTAACTATACTCATTATGAATGTATAGTGTTTTCGTTTGGTTATCCAATGGTAGAGAAAAGTATATGGCATAGAATACACAGGTGGTTATTCTATAAACAAGATAAGGTCGAAAAGTCATATGAAGACTTCCTATCTAAAGCGTCATATCTCCCAGACTATCTTGCATAAAAAAAGGGAAGCCCGAAAGCTTCCCCAGTTAGTATCGTTAACCGATATCTTATATTTAGAACAAGTTGTTGACTAATACACGACGGTAGTAAACGTTTGTGTCTGCTTCAAGTTCTCCAGGAGGTGTTCCTTGAGTTGCGCCTTTAGCGAATGGGTTTGATACCATGCCGTAACGTGTCTTAAAGCCGATTTTTGGTTGGAAAGAATTCTCACCAACTGCACGAACCATTTGTAACGGCACATATGGGCAATAGAATAGACCAGCATCGAATGATGATGAACCTTTATATCCTACTACCATGTAGTTAGCGCCTGCATATGGGTCGATATACACTTTATAACGTCCGTTAAGAACACCAGCGAATGTATTGCCTGTGTCGTCAACGTTCAATGAGTTAGAGTTAAGAGCTGGAGTATAATCTAGTACACCCGCCATTTGAAGTGCTGAAGCAACATCAGATGAACAGATAACCATGTTACCTTTCCCACGTCTTGTTCCTTTAGCAATCGCGTTAGCTTCTTGCTCGATTTGGAACATAAGACCTTTGAACTTCTCTACTGACCAACGACCGTTAGCATCAACATCTAAGTCGAATGTGCCTGGAGTAGCTGTTGCAGCTGCACCAACAACCGCGTTTGTGTAGATTGTACGAACTAATTCACGGTTGATTTCCACTAGGATTTCAGACTGTAAGATGTTCGCTAGTTCTGTTTCAGCATCTAGACCGTGTACGGCTTTAAGATCCTGAGCAAGCTCTGTTGTGTATTCAGCTTTTAAAGCTCTTGACTTAGCTGCTACTGTAACTTTTTCGATTGAGAAAGCCATTTCAGCGAATGCATCACCTGTTGAACCAAGTGCTTCAGCAGCTGCTGTATCCATACCAGTACCTGTTGTTACAGATGCTTGACCTGGAGCATTTGAAGAGTGAGTTCCTGCACCAGAGAATGAAGTATCAGCTTCGTTGTAGAATACTTCGTTTGCAGCTGTTTGGTTAGTATGTGTTGAACGCATTGCAAAGATAAGTCCTGTTGGACCTGTCATTGGCTGAACGCCAGCAATATCGTATGCGATCAAGTTTGGCATCGCACGACGTACTAAAGAAATAAGTACTGGGTCGTAACCAGCTGTTGGACCGCCTGCAGCAGAAGTAGAAGCGAAACCGCCTGTGCCTACATCGTTTGCAGCTGTTTCAGAAAGTAAGCCTGTCATGTTAGCAGATAAGTCGCCTGACTCTGCTAAAGCTCGTTCTGTGTTTTCAAGAATAGTAGCTGTTACGCTTTTCTTGTGGTTGTCTGTAATAGCAGAAAAAGAGGAATGCTCCAAGATTGGACCCCATTTTTCAACTAATGCTTGATAGTTTGACTGAGTCATTAGATTCTATCTCCTTGTTGATTTATTCTGGATA